ATCATAGATTTCTTTTACCTTTTCACGTTTTTCTTCTCTCAACTTTTCGGTGTAGGCTTTTACCTGAGAAGCAATATTGTCATTTGCTTCACCAATGATCGATACTAATTCCTTAACCTGACTTTCAAACTGTGTATAAGGTTCAAGCATCATCTTCTTAACGTCTTTTCGCTTATCTTCTAAAACCTTAATGAACTTGTTTAATTTTGCTCTGTCCACTTTTGCTTCCTTGATGTTTTCATCTGTATACACCAAAGAACCATACATTTCTGCCTTTTCTGTTATTTCTTTCTTTAATTCTTCAAAGTTCCAGTCAATCTGTTTAACTGTATTTTCTTTAGTTGGGTTGTAAATTTCTAATTCCATTTATTTCCTCCATTAAATCTCCGGAAGAATCAGAGCCGGTTGTTTTCTCTGCTTAACTGATTTGATAAACTCATATTCTTCCTTTTTTAGTATTTCTATATCTTCTGTCACATCTTCTCTTTCAATGTGATAATCCTTTGTGATAAGTCTTATTCTTTGGTTCCAAACACTTTTAATCTGCGCTCTTAACTCCACAAACTCATATTCTGTTACCATCAGGTAATGCAGCACCTGTATGTAATAGTTATCAGGAATGTGTTCGCCATCCCATTTTTCCTTGTGCATTGAACCGAACAACTCGCTGGTCTTACATTCAAATATGCCTTTTCGTCTGGTTTCAATTTCTGTTAGTTCTCCATCAAGTGATGCATGAGCAAACGGATATTTATCATTAAGAAGCATGTTGTCACCAAAGTATTCAACTTTATATTCCGGGTGGTCTAATGCAAATATTGCTCTTATATGTTCTTCCGCCTTTGTTCCGTAGATAACATAAGGCTTGTCCGAAATATCAATAGGTTCTTTAATTCCTACCATTTCTTTCCAAAGCTCTTCATTTGTTTTGTACGGATTAAGACCTAACACTGCTGCTGCATCAGAACCACCTATTTTGCCTTTTCTTGCTTCCAACCATAATTCCTTGGTCGGAAAACTCTTTCTGGTAACTATTGCCTATTCCTCCATCAAAATCTCGTCCACTGCTCCACACAATAGGCTTGTTGCTAACACCATTCCTGCTGAATACAACAGCTTCATTGGAATACTGTCAACACAAATCCAATTGTTGTACCACATCAGAATCGCCACAACGATACCAATCATCAGATTTTTGTATCTGTTTGCGACTCTGTACTTTTCTGTCAAAGTGTGATAATCTTTAATTGGTTTGTTTTTGTTAGAGCTTGAATGTAGTGGTGTATATTCAGGCTCTTCTTTTTTTACTTCTCTTACTTCTAATCTTTCATTAGACTGTTTATTCATTTAAACCTTCCTCCTATCTTCCAAACATTTTTAATATTTCTTCATCCGTAAAATGAAGCATGTCATCCAATCTCCATAAGTCACTTAATTTAAGCCTGTCAGTCTTAGCCTGCTTCACATAGAATGTATTCGCATGCATTATTTTTCGCTTTTCAATGTCCTTTGGTACTTTGTTATTTCTTATTAATGCAGTTTTTAGAATTATCCTTGTTTCGTTAATTCTGTCTGCTATTGAATTTCTTACAGGCATACTCGCCACCTCCTTCTTCTCCTACAACTTCCATAGTGCCTGCACAATCAAAGCATTGACTGTCAAGCCTTTCTTCTTTGCCAGCTCTTTTAACTTCTGGTGTAGTTCCTTTGGTATTCTTATTGTCGTTTGTATCATTCTGTACTCCTTTCGTTTTGATACCATAATGATACGACTTTCTTCGAGGTTTACCTTGTGCTGTAAAGCACGAGGTTTGTCAACCTTTTTTGCCAAACCCATCCAATATTTCATCTAACATTGATTTAATGCTCTTTTCTACTTCATCATCTGTCATTTCAGCCAGTTTTAATATCTGGAGATAATAAAATGTAGCATCCTTTTCACCAAGTTTATCTGTCAGGAATTCCTTTACAGCCGTTAATAACGCAGACGTTTCGCTCATTATGTCCAGTATGCTTCCCGAAAGTATAATTCCTTTTTCCTTATTAACTTCAATCATCTTTGCTCCTCCAATTCTTATCCAACTTCCAATGTTTTAAACAATCTGTTTTATGATGTCTCTAATCATTGATGTTCCTGAATCCATTGCCACATTGGCATGTTTAACCGCTCCGTTAGTAAATGTTGCTGTTACAACTTCATGCTCTGCGTCATATTCCAAGCTTTTTAAGTCTTTCAAATTATCTGTTTCACGTAATACAATCGTCAGTAAAACGCATATGTTTTGCTTATTTTCCATTTTTTTCTTTCCTCCTAAAATTGAAAATCTCTTGTGTAAAATGTGCGATACCAAATTCTTAATGCCCGCTCGTTTTTATACCACCTGATAAAAGGTTGGTAGTCTGCGTGTCCTCTTTTTTCTTTTTTTAATGCTCCAGCCGTTGCTGTGCTTTTTGAATTTTAATAACATTGTGGTCCTCCTTGTATTCATCTTTATATTACTCATTAGTTGATTTTTATTCAACTTTTGTATTAAAAAAAATTTCATCTCTTCTCTTATTAGTTAAATTTAATAATTTCTGGAGTTTTAAAATTTCACTCGCTTTAAATTCTGTCTGATTATTTATCTTCTTATAAAAACCTTCTCGACTTAAATTAAGAGCTTGAGCTATATAAGTAATTTTAAGACCTGATTTTTCTATTGCATCTCCTAGTAACTTTTCATCCGTCAATGCTTTTTCTCCTTTCTCCACCAATAGGAACATCTGCATATATTAAAGTACATACCCAGATGTTCCCCCTGTAGTACTTCATCCCCGTATAGTCGTTAGGACAACTTACCTTTATACCTTATATATAACGCATATGCCAATTTACATATGCCTATAAAAATAAAGTATATTCCTAGAAATTTGAGCATATTTACTTTTCCTTTTTGATATGATAATATTTAAGTTAAGCAAGGGCTTTCGCCCCTGCTGGCTGATTAGAACAGCCTACCAATTAGCAATAGGATTATTCCTATTACTAGGTCTATCAGAGCGTTTATGAGAGTGTCTCTGATAGACTTTTTTGTTTCCTTATCAATATTATCAAATATCTTCAAGGTTTTCCTCCTTTCCGTTGAATTTAATTCAACTATCTGTATCTTATCATTAAGTTGAATATCTGTCAACTATTTTTCACAAAAAAGTTGAATTTAGTTCTCTTTTATGATACTATTTACAAAAGCGAGGTGAATAATATGACTTTACAAGAAAGCATTGGATTAAAAATAAAGAATTTAAGAGAAATTAATAATTTGTCCCAAACAGAATTAGCACATAAAGTAGGTTATAGTGATAAAACTTCTATTTCAAAAATTGAAAAGGGATTGGTTGATTTACCTCAAAGCAAGTTATTAATTTTTTCAAATATATTTAATGTAGATATATCCTATTGGTTTGATGATAATGATAATCATTCTTTATCTAATCAAGTCAATACTCTTGCAGCACACTTTGAGGGGGAAGAATTTTCAGAGGAAGAAATGGATGAAATTAAAAACTTTGTGGAGTTTGTAAAGAATAAAAGAAAATAGCACAATGAAATATAATATACTTACCAGGGGAACCGAAGGGGCGGTTGGCTGGCTTCTGAATTTTACGAAAGGAGCTGATGCCAATGGTTACATATTCTGATTTATTCACATTTGTAATTATGCTTTGCGCTGTTATCACTCTTGTATTAGCTATCATTAATGCAAAAAAGTAACGTCCTCTCTCTGGTAAAGGTAGACGTTACTTCTTAACTTACTATCACAACCAGAAGCTAGGCTCAATCTAGCTTTCGGTTCTCTTGTTAAGTATATTATATCAAATTATTTTATTTTTTCAATACGTCCCATTTATGGGACACTTCATAAGATATACTTTAGTGGGGAGGTGATAACTTGAATCAGTTAGAGCAATTAGAATCAGAAGCCCGCAATGATGGTATAGAAATTGTGGATTATTCTTTTAACAGTCCAAATATCAAAGGTCTATATTGTGACGGAACTGTTGGAATTAGTACCAAATTACAAACTACTGCCGAAAGACTTTGTGTTTTAGCAGAAGAATTAGGACACCATCATACTTCTGCCGGCAATATACTTAATATGAGTTCTGCTTCCAATCGCAATCAGGAGCAGAAAGCTAGAATTTGGAGTTACAACAAACTAATAGATTTACAAGGTTTTATAGATGCTTTTGAACACCATTGCAGTAATTTATACGAAACAGCAACTTATCTTGGTGTCACAGAGCAATTTCTTGTAGACACAATAAATGCTTATATGCATAAATATGGATGTTATATAAAGTACATGAATTATGTTATTGAATTTGGATTTAATTCAGTAAATGTAATAAAGCAATATAATTAATTTTAAGGAGGGAAAAAGTATGGCAATAATAAAATGCGTGGAATGTGGAAAGGAATTTTCAGATAAAGCTTCTGCTTGTCCTGAATGTGGATGTCCTACTGAATATTCAGTAGATTCAAATGATGCTACTTCTAATTCTGATGAATTTGTAGAGCAGGATTCTATTGTGGAAGATGAAACAGAAGAATCTACAACTAATATCAGCGACACAGTAAAGGATTTCGCAGGTAAAGCTTTAGCATCTTGGAATGACAGAAATCATGCTACATCAAAAGTTAATGTAATTAAGGTGGACGAACAACATAGAACTTTTCAAATTAAAGGATATGTTCCAAAACATAAGGGTACAGGTGTCGGAAAAGCTTTAAAAGGTGCTTTATCAATACATTCTCTTGGTCTATCAAACCTAATAGGAAATAGCATTAGTTCATCAGGAAACAAAAATTGGTATAGCTTTGATGACTTGGTAAGCTATGAGCTTTTAGCTGATGATTCTGTTGTCGTAAGTGGTGGTGTAGGACAAGCATTAATAGGTGGTTTAGCCTTTGGTGCTGCCGGTGCAGTTGCCGGTGGCATTACCGGAAAAAGAAAACAGAAGAAAAAAATTGAATCTCTTATTATTAGAGTAACCTTAAATGATTTCAAGACACCTTGCATTTGCATTCCTATTGTAACTAAAGCTGTAAAAGTTGGAACAAAAGATTATTTTCAGGCTACAACTGAAGCTCAACAGGTATTATCAATGCTTGATGTAATTGCACATAATAAATAATTATTACAAATAAAAAAAGAGCCAGCCACTAATGACCAGCTCAAAGTGATAAAATATCACCCTAACCAAGTTGTATTTTATCACTTTTAGGAGCATCTGGTCAATCAGAACTACTGTTCATAGGCTGGGTGTTATTTTTATACCCTTTTTAGGGGAGAAAGGAGATACAATATGGCTAAAGCAAAGAAAACATCATCAGGGAAATGGAGAACATTGGTATTTGACTATGTTGATGAAAAAGGCAAAAGACATTATAAGTCTTTCACTGCAAACACGAAAAAGGAAAGTGAGTATCTTGCCACTGAATATCAAATGAACAAAAATGACTGCAAAGAAGATAAAGGTAACTGCACTGTTGGTCAAATTATATCAGAATACATTGATTCTAAACGAACAACGCTGTCTCCAACAACCATCAGCGGATATGAATGTTCCTACAGAAATCATTATAAGGCAATCTTAGATTCACCAATAAATGTTCTTACCTCAAATATCCTTCAACGTTGGATTGGTGACTTGAATCAAAGACTTTCACCTAAAACAGTATTGAATACATATGGTTTGTTTCATTCTGCAATTGACTATGCAGATATACCATTCAATTTTAAAGTGAAATTGCCACAGAAGAAAAAAGATGTAGACATATATATTCCTACAGATAGTGACGTAAAGAAACTCATACAATATTTTAAAGACCAAGATAATAAAGATATGCTCGTTGCTGTTTATCTTGCAGCTTATGGCACCTTGAGACGTTCAGAAGTTTGTGGTGCTACTGCTGATGATGTTCATGGAAATAAACTTACGGTTAATAAAGCATTAGTTGATGCTCACGATAAAGGACTTATCCTAAAAGCAACAAAAAATACATCCAGCACACGAGTTATAGAGTTACCCCAATTTGTCATTGATGAATTACCAAAAAGTGGAAAGTTGGTGCATATTGTTCCACGAACATTGACAAGAAATTTTGCTTCTGCTGTGAAGCATTTGAAACTACCTCATTTTAGATTTCACGATTTACGACATTACTCTGCATCAATAATGCATGCTATTGGAGTTCCTGACGTTTACATAATGGAACGTGGTGGATGGAGTTCTGACAAGACACTGAAAGCTATTTACAGAAATTCCTTAACAGACTATCAGAGAAAATATACAGATATGACCAATGATTATTTTTCAAAACTATAAACTATAGCATTAGATTAACTTCTAGGGCTATTTTGCGTTGCATTTGCGTTGCATTTTGCGTTGCATTTTATCCAAAACATACCTTTTTAGTCACTTCAATCACAATTATGTAAAACGCTACACTGCCGATAAATAAAGGGATTGCGATAAATAAAGGAGTTTTGCTGATTTTGTATAATAGGGTTCGATCCCCGTCTCGCGCTTCTTTTTTTGCAATAAAATGGGTACCTTAACAGGTGCCCTTTTTTATTGCAAAATCGAGCCTGAGTTCAGGCTCGAAGGTTCGATTTCTCGGCTGTCGCCTCGGTCGTTGCTTCTGACTTCGTCAGAGGTGTCCACAGGACACCCGCAACACGTCTCGTACTTTTTTTGCCATTTTTAGGATTTTTTTGTGTTTGTACATATATATGGAAAATCTTAAAATTAAAACACTTTTCTAAAAAATTAATCCCTTATATAAAAATAAGATACTAACAAATAACTCTTTAAAAGTGTATAATTGCAAT